CGCGGGCCAGCTGCGGGCGTGGGCGAGCCGTAAGCGCGTCCTGCTCACGCTGGCCGGCGTCCAGAGCGGCAAGACCGTCTTCGGACCCTACTGGCTGCTGCGCGAGATCCAGGAGCGCGGCCCGGGAGACTACCTCGTCGTGACCCCGACCTATCCTCTCTTGGCCCAGAAGCTCCTGCCCAGCTTCCGCCGCGTCTTCGAGTCCGGCTTCCGGCTGGGCCGCTACGTCGCCACGCCGACGGCCCGGTTCCAGTTCTCGCCAGCCGGCGGCCGCCGGCTGTGGCGCGCGGCGCCCGACTGCGAGACGAACGTCTTCTTCGGCCACGCCAGCAACCCCGAATCGCTGGCCTCCTCGACGGGCAAGGCCGCCTGGCTCGACGAGGCCGGGCAGGGCGGCTTCAAGGCCGAGAGCTGGGACGAGATCCAGGCCCGGCTCTCCGTCCACGAGGGCCGCGTGCTCATCACCAGCCGGCCCTACAACCTCGGCTGGCTCAAGCAGCGCGTGTACGACCCCTGGGAGCGCGAGCGCAAGGCCGGCCGCGCACACCCGCACATCGACGTGGTGCATTTCCGCTCGATCGACAACCCCACTTTCCCGCGCGAGGAATACGAGCGCGCCCGGCGCGACCTGCCGCCGTGGAAGTTCGCGCTCATGTACGACGCGGTCTTCACCCGCCCCGCCGGCCTCATCTACGACAGCTTTGACGAGCACAAGCACAAGGTCCCGCGCTTCAAGCTGCCCGACCAGTGGCCGCGCGTGCTGGGCCTGGACTTCGGCGGCGTGAACACGGCCGGCGTCTTCTACGCGGTCGAGATGCTCCGCGACGGCGGCGTGTGGACGGGCAGGCTCTACGCCTACCGCGAGTACAAGGCCGGCTCGCGCACCGCCGCCGAGCACGTCCACCATCTGCTCAAGGGCGAGCCGTCCCCGCCGCACACGGTCGGCGGCTCGGCGTCGGAGGGCCAGTGGCGCGACGAGTTCCGGGCCGCCGGCCTGCCCGTGCGCGAGCCGCCCATCAAGGACGTGGAGGTCGGGATCGACCGCGTGTACGGCGCCCACCGCCGCGGGGAGATCCTGGTGTTCGAGGACCTGGCGGGCTACCTGGAGGAGAAGCTAACCTATAGCCGGGAGCTGGACGACCGCGGCGAGCCGACGGAGAAGATCGAGGACAAGCACCGTTTCCACTTCATGGACGCCGAGCGCTACGCGCTGGCGTGGGCCAAGGCGCCGGCGGGCGAGGCGTCGGACCAGCCGGAAAGGGTGATCGCGTGAGTGCCGGCGCCGAACTCCTCGAATCCTTCGAGTCCTGGGCCTACCCCTGGGGCGTCCCCGGCGCCCTCGGCTGGGCCGGCGGCCCGTTCGGACAGCCCGGCCCTTACGACGGCTGGCTTCCCCTCGGCCCCGGCTTCGGCCGCCGCACCGACCAGAAGGGCCGGGACTGGCCCGTCGTCCGCGGCGAGGCCGACCTGGACCGCATCCGCTGGACCGCCCGCATCCTGGCCGACCTCAACCCCGTCGCGGTCGGGGCGCTGGAGGGGCTGGTCGATTTCCTCGTGTGCGAAGGCGTCATGGCCACGGCCAGCCCCAAGAGCATCGAGCGGGCCGCGGACCCCGACGTGCTCAAGCTGGTCCGGCAGACCCAGGACGTGGTGGACGCGTTTTACGAGCTGAACGCCTACGACGAGCTACAGGCCGAGCTGGTCAAGCGATCCCGCCGCGACGGCGAATACTTCCTGCGCGGTTTCCCCGAGGACGACCAGTACGTCGTCCGCACGGTCGAGCCCGAGCAGGTGACGGAGCAGGACTGCCCGACGGATGCCGGCTGGTCCCTGGGCGTCCGCCACCGCGTCGAGGACGGCGGCACGGTCGAGGACACGCAGACCGCCCTGGCGTACTGGGTGAAGTACGGCGCCCAGGACGACGGGGAGGAAGTCTCGGCCGAGGAAATGCAGCACGTCAAGATCAACGTGGACCGCTCGATCAAGCGCGGCCTCTCGGACTTCCTGCCGACCGGCGAGGCCATCGAGGGCGTCAAGGAGTTGCTCAAGGCCCTGTGGAAGGGCGCCACCATCCAGGGCAAGATTGTCGGCTTCAAGGAGGTTCAGGCTGAGCTCGCCGCCGGCCAGCTCTTTCAGGCGCAGGCCCGGACCGGCCAGTACGTGGCCCCCGACGGCACGCTCCGGGACTACCAGCAGATCGACCACGGCACGATCATGACCGTCCGCGGCGGCAAATACATTCCCAACCCCTGGGTGAACGCGGGCGGCGAGACGCACCTGGCCATCGCGCAGGCCGTGTACCGCCTGATCGGCAACCGCTGGCGCATGCCCGAGTACCTCATCTCCGGCGACGCGAGCAACGCCAACTACTCATCCACGCTGGTCGCCGGATCGCCGTTTTCGCGGTTCTGCAAGCGCTGGCAGAAGTTCTACAAGCGCCGCTTCGCCGTGCCCGTCTGGGAGGCCGTGCGGCTGGCCTGTGCGGCGGGCCGCATCGAGGCGGACTACGAGACGCTGCGGTCGCTGGTGGACATCCAGATGGGGGCGCCGGAGCCCGACGTGGTGCAGCCCCTGGACCAGGCCACGATCGACTGGGGCGACATGGACCGCGGCGTGCTCAGCAAGAAGAGCCGCCGCCTGCACCGCAACCTGGACGACGAGCAGGAGAAGACGAACATCGCCGCCGACCCCGAGAGCGTCATCCCGGGCCGGGCGTCCGTGGTCGGCGCGCCGGGGGCACCGGGCACGCCGGGGATTACCTCCGCGCCGCGTGCCGGTATCAACCCCACCTTCGGGGAGGGCGGCGGTTTTTTTCCGAGGCGGCGGCCGGTGAACGGCCGGACATAGTGACGGGGGGCGGCGATGGGCGACCCGTGGGAGGGCCTGACGGCGGAAATACCGGAGTCGAGATGCACCCGCTGCCCGGTGTGCGCGGCGCCGGTCGTGGAGGTGAACCTCCAGACGAGGATATGCCGCTGCCGCAACGGCCACGAAGTCACGGCGCAACGGCTGGACCAGCTCATTCCTCGGAAGCGGGAAGCGTCGGAGAACTGACCGAGGACCTGACCGCCCTCCCCGGCGCCGCGGGCGAGCAGGTGGAGGACCTCCTGGCCGGCTGGCTGCGCGCGGGCGCCGCCGCGCTCTCCCGGCTGGCGCGGGGCGCGGTCGAGCGGATGCTGGCCCGCGGGCTGGGGCCGGCGGCGCAGCTGAGCCTGTTCACCGACGCCGAGCTGGCCGAGCTGGCGGACGCCCTGGCGGCGACCACGGCCACGGCGGACCTGCTGGGGCGGGCGCTGGTGCGGGACTGGTGGCAGCGGGCGGAGGAAGGCAATGAGCCAGGATCAGGAGAGTCTGGAGCAAACACTGTTGAATCTTCAGCAGCCGAACGTCAGTCCATTCCTGGACCGCATCCCGAGCCCGGAAGTGATCCGGGCACGCATCGCGGAACTGGTGCGCGAGCGCGACACGCTCAAGCGCCTGCTGCGCGTGTCGGAGGAAATCCAGGAGAACCGGCGTCAAGCCTCCTCCACGAGGAACTAGCCCGCGCCCCCGTCCGCCCCCTGGCCCCCGCCCGCGCCCTGGCCTACTTCCGCCGCCTGGTCCCCGCCCTGGCCGTGGACGCCGCCGCCTTCGCCTCCGACCAGCTCCGCCGCGGGCTGGCCCTGGCCGCGGCCACCGGGCGGGAGCTGCTGGACCGGGTGCGAGAGTTCCTGGTGGGAAAAACTTTTCACACCGGCGAAATTTCCGCGGAAAAGATTCTCGACGCCGCCGGGGTCACGCCGGCGAGTCCCGGCTACGCCGAGATGGTCGTCCGCACCGCCGCCCTGACCGCCTACCACGACGGCGCCGATGAGGAGCGCCGGCACCCCGAGGTCGCTCCCACCTTCCCGGCGTGGCAGTACCTGGCGAAGGTGCGCCCCACGTCCCGGCCCTGGCACGCGGCCCGCAACGGGAATTACTACCCGGCCGCCGTGACCTTCGCGCAGGTCCGCGGCGAGGGGCCGGAGGACGTGTGCAACTGCCTCTGCACGTTCCGGCCCGTGCCGCGGGACGAGTGGGCACGGCTGGAGGCGGCCGGGGCGCGCTTCGCCGAAGTCTCTGCCGCCCCGACACTTTGACCGCCGCCCGGCAATTCCGCTACCTTCATCCCCCATGACCACGGCGACCGTGGACCTGTACGAGGACGTGCGCCTCTCCTCCGACGTGGAGGTGGACGCTCCCGCGGGCATTCTCCGCAACGTCCCCGTCCTTGGCCTGAAGTCCGCCAACGGCCGCCGCTACCTGCCGGAGGCGGTGCGCGAGGCGCGCGGCAAGTACGAGGGGCGCGACTCCTACACCGACCACGCCAAGGGCGACCGCTCCGTCCACGACAAGTTCGGCTGGTTCGACAACATCCGCGAGGGCGCCTCCGGCGGCCTGCGGGGCGATTTCCACGTCTTCAACCCGCAGGAGCCGCTCGCCGTCCGCCTGTTCAACGCGGCCAAGAACAAGCCGGACGCCTTCGGCTTCAGCCACCACGCCAAGGGCCGGGTCCGGCGCGTGGACGGTGAGGACATCGTGGAGGCCATCGAAGAAGTCTACTCGGTGGACCTGGTCGATAAGCCCGCCACGACCAAGGGCCTGCATGAGGGGCGAGAACCCATGAAGCTCAAAGCCTACTACCGGGCCCTCGCGGACCGGCTCACCGAGCAGCGCCACGCCCCGCTCAAGGGCCGGCTCGTCAAGCTGCTGGAGGACGACATGGGCATGATGCCCGACGCCACCATGCCCGACGCCGCCGCGCCGTCCGACCCGGACGAGGCGCTCAAGGCCGGCTTCAAGGCGGCCATTCACGCCGTCGTGGACGACGACTCGCTCGACATGGCCGGCAAGCTGGCCAAGATCAAGGAAATCTTGAAGGCCCAGGAGAAGCTCATGGGCGCCAAGGACGAACCCGCGGACGGCGCCGGCGACGCGACGCCGGACGAAGGCGCCCGGCCGCCCGCCGGCAACCTGACCGAGGCGCGGCAGCTCCGGGCCGAGCTGGAGGTCCGCGACCTGTTGGAAGAGGCGGGCGTCAAGTTCGCCAGGCCCGAGGCCCGCCGCGCCTTCGTCAAGGCGCTGGTGCCGCTCTCGGCCGAGGACCGCCAGGCCCTGATCGAGGAGCGCAAGACCCCGCCCCGCCCCGCCAACCCGCCGCGCAGCGGCCCGGCGACGCGGCTGACCGAGTCCCAACAGAAGTGGCCCGACCCCAACGACCTGGAGGCCGTGGCCAAGCGCGTCCGCGGTTGACCAGACCGGAGAGCATCAGAGGTCCCCCCATCATGGCGAACGTCAACCGGCAGACGGCCCCGCTCCACGACCTCGACACGATGTACGTGACGAGCCATTTCACAAACGACGTGGCCTCCACCGAGATCACGGCCACGACGACCGACGCCGGCACCGTCGCCGTCAACGACGGCCTGGGCGGGATCATCACCCTGACCCCGTCGGACGGCACCGTGGCCGACAACGACGAGGTGTACATTGCCACGGCGAACCAGCTGTTCCAGTTCGCCGTCAACCGCCCCCTCTTCGGCATCTGCCGGCTCAAGTTTACGGAGACCACGAGCAGCGTCTACAACGCCGGCTTCGGCTTCCAGAACGCCGTCGGCGCCAACACGCTGATTGACGACGGCGGCGGGCCGAAGGTGTCGGGCTCGACCCTGGCCATTGTCAAGATCGACAACACCACCGTTTGGCGCTGCTACTCCGCCTGCAACGGCGTGGCCACCGTCTCCATCAGCACCAAGACCGCCATTAGCACGGACTTCCAGGTCCTCGAAATCGACTGCATCGACGCCAACGACAACACCAACATGACCGTGTGTTTCTACGTCAACGACGAGCCGCTCCGCGACTCGACGGGGGCGCGCATCCGGCACTCGGTCCCCATCGCCAACTCGGCGCTGATGTCCATGTGGGCCGGGGCCAAGCTGGGCGCCGCCACCAACAACGACCTGCTGCTCGTGGACTACTGGCACGGCCAGCAGTCGATCCGCTCGACCAACCTCGCTTTCGTGAGCTAGCCGCGACGCACCCGCGTGAGGGACGAGAAGATGAGCATTTACAGCAACCTGCTCGACCTGCACCGCGAGTACGGCCGCGCCGCGGAGGGGCCGAACGGCGTCGTGGCCCAGCTCTTCCGCGAGGGCAAGATCAAGCCGCGCGAGATCGACCTGACCAAGCTGTGGTGTACGGCCTTCGGCTACCAGAACTACGTCGAGGGCAAGAGCGACTGGAGCCGCGGCCCCGAGGCCATGCGCGAGGCGACCCTGGCCGAGGCCGGCCAGGGCGCCGTGACCACCAGCTATTTCACGAACGTCAGCGGCCAGTTCGTCTACCAGACCACGCTCGACGCCTACAACCTCGAAGAGGGCGTCTTCACGGACATGATCCCGGAGCGCCCGGCCTCGACGCTGGACGGTGAGAAGATCCCCGGCGTGACGGAGATCGGCGACGAGATCGCTCCGCGCAACGAGGGCTTCCCCTACGCCCAGGCGGCGGTGGGGGAAAATTGGGTGTTCACCCCGCCCATCGTGGACCGCGGCGTGATTATTTCCCTTACGTGGGAAGTCCTCTTCAACGACAAGACGGGCCAGGTCAGCGAGCGCGCCTCCAACGTCGGCCGCTGGGGCAAGCAGAACCGCGAGAAGTCCGCCATCGACGCCTTCTTGGACGAAAACACCTTCACCCACCGTTACAACTGGCGCAACGCCGGGCAAATCGCCACCTTCGGCGACAACAGCGGCACGCACAGCTGGGACAACCTCCAGGCGTCGAACGCGCTGGTCGATTGGAACAACCTCAACGCCGCCGAGCAGCTCATCAACGGCCTGGTGGACCCGTTCACGGGCGAGCCGATCACGTTCCAGTACACGCAGATCGTGGTGAGCAAGGCCCTGGAGCCGGTCGCCTACCGGGCCATCAACGCCGAGAACCTGAACGTCATCACGCCGGGCTACGCCACCAGCGGCAACCCGACCAACAACACGTACGCCAACCCGTGGCGCGGCAAGTACCAGATCGTCACCAGCCGGCTGCTGTCCAGCCGCATGGGTCTCTCGACCAGCTGGTACATCGCCGACATCAAGTCCATGATCCGCTGCATGGTCGCCGAGAAGCCCAACGTCGTCCAGGCGCCGCCCAACACGGACGCCGATTTCCGCCGCCGCATCGTCAACGAGTGGCGCTACAACCACCGCGTACAGTACGTCGTGGTTGAGCCGCGGGCGGCGGTCAAGAACACCGCCTAGCGAACCGGCGGCGTCAGCCGCCCGGGTTTGGGAGTCCGTCATGAGCAAGCGCGAACGCGACCGGCTGGACGAATCGCCCTCCCCCGAGGAGGCGCAGCAGCAGGCGGAGGCCCAGCGCCAGGCCGCCGAGCGGGCCGAGTGGCACAGGCGGGCCAACGACCCCGAGTCCGCCGGCCCCGGCCTCGGCCGCGCACAGGACCTCGACCCGCCCAAGCCGGCGCCCAAGGGCGGCCCCGCCATCCCCGGACTCCAGCAGGGCCCGGTGGCCGACGCGACGCCCCTGCCGCGCGTGGTCAAGGACTACGAGCGCGCCCCCGCGGGCTGCCAGCGCTTCAAGGTGCGGGCCCGGCCCTTCGCCGGCCAGGTGCCGCCGACGCAGTACGTCCTGGCCGCGGACGGGGACGAGGACGGCGCCCGCGACTTCTACCTGCGGCACAACGGCCTCGCCGAACAGGTCGAGGCGCAGGAGAAGGCCGGCGTCGCGCCCGACAAGATCGAGAGGCCGGTGGTCATGGTGAAGCCGCTGCCGGATTAAGGGGCCGGGATGGAGTCGAGAATCATCATCGTCCTGACCGCCGAGGGCGAGCTGCGCCTGACCTGCCAGGGCGAGCCCCACCGCAGCAAGGTGGCCGCGCTGGGCATGCTGGAGCTGGCCAAGGTGCTGCTCATGGGGCGGCCCCCGCAGCAGGACGCGCCGCCGCTCCTGGTGGCCAGCGGACCCCTCCCCAAGTGACCGTAGGCCGCCCGTGAGTACCGCCATCGGCGCCCCGGTCGGCAGCCTCCGCAAGGCGCTCTCGACCAACTCCACCGACGCCAGTTACCCGTCCCGCCTGCCCACCGCCACCGCGCCGGCCGAGTCCGCCACCCGCGCCGTCTTCAAGCGCGGCCCCGGCGTCATTGACGTGACGCTGGAGGTCGTCCTGTACGGCGCCGGCGCCGACAACCAGACCATGAACGCCCTGGTGCTGGGGCTGAACCGGACGGCGAGCGGCCTGTGGGTGCCGCGCACGGTCTGCGAGGTCCAGGGGACGCTCAGCGCCACGCTCGTCGGCGTCGCCGGGCAGGACGTGGGGGCCACGGAACTCTTCGCCGATACGCTCACGCTGACGACGGGGATCGCCGTCCTGCGCCAGGGGACCGGGAACCAGGACATCGCCTCCTTCCTCTGCGACGTGTCGGGCTTCGAGTTCCCCGAAATCATCTTCAAGCTGGGCACCTGCACGTCCATGAACGCCCTGGTCCGCTTCGGGTAAGGGGGGGGCCGGTGTTCGGCATCGTCGCCAACTACGTGATCGCCCTCATGCGGAGCGTCTTCGGCCTGGTCGCCGTGGGCGGCGGCAAGGTCAGCTTCACCACCGGCCCCATCCAGTTCGGCGCCCGCGTGGAGTTCCTGGCAACGTCCGGGGACGTGGGGAACACCAACGGCGGCCTGTCGCAGGGCTATTTCAGCGCCACTTACGGCTGGACCCAGACCTGGAATGCCGTCCCGTACCTGATAAACCCGTCGGGCAACGACGTCCAGGTCGGCACCGGCTTCGTCTTCGCCGCCGCGGCGCGGCTGACCAAGTTTGCCAGCGACGTGGCCGTCACCTGGCAGCCGACCACGGCGCTCACGGGGGCCGGCGATATCGGCCTCGCCCGCGCCGCCGCCGGGGTGCTGAAAGTCACGGACGCCGCGGCCGGCACCGGCTGGCTCCAGAACACGGCCGGCCGCGCCCGCAACACGGCCGACGTGACCAACGCCACCACGACGTTTGCCAACCTGACGGACGAGACGATCACCCTGAAGGCCGGCCGGAAGTACACCGGCCTGTTGTACTTCCGCTGCTCCGACTCGACCGCCGCCGACGGGATCAAGTTCGACTTCAACGGCGGCACGGCCACGATGACGAACTTCAACGCCGGCGTGGTCGCCAACGTCCAGGGCGCTACCGCCGGCGTGACCGTCTCGGCCGCGCTCGCCACGGCGCTCACGTTCACCGCCATGAACGGCGTCACGGACCACTGGATCGGCGTCGTCGTGTCGATGGTCGTCAACGCCGGCGGGACCTTCATCCCGCGCTTCGCCCAGAACGCACACTCGACGGGCACCGCGACGGCGGCGCTGGGGTCCTGGGAGCTGCTAGAGGATTCGCCCAACTAACGCCCGAGGAGGGCCAGCCGATGGCCACACAAGACCTGTCGAACAAGAAACAGGGCTTCATGACCCGCTACGTCGCCGCCTGCCAGGCGTTCATGGTGGCCCGGGAAACGCTCCGCGCCCTGAAGGCCGAGTGGGACGCCAACGGCTACTCGACGGCCATCGTCCAGGCGGACATCAACGCCGGCTCGCTCCTGCACCTGACGCCGGCCGTCTTGGCCAACGGCTTCAACGCGCAGGTGCAACTGGAGAACCTGCTCAACAACGTGGCCGTCACCACGGGCAACTGGACTACGAACTTTAACGCCATGATCGGGTAGCGCGATGGCCTTCGTTGACGACCTCCGGTCCGCCCGCGACAGCCTGGCCGCCACGGTCAAGGCCCAGGCCGCGCTGTGGCTGGCCTCCGGCGGCGGGGTCAACCACACGATCGAGGGCGAGACGGTGGACTGGAACGGCTGGCTCGCGGGCCGGCTGGCGGCGCTCGAGGCCCTGAACGCCCAGATCGCCGCGCAGGACACGCCGTATGAGCTGTCCATGCGGGCGTTCTGACGTTTGACGCCGCCCGGTCCGGTTTGGCAGGCTGGGCGCATGGCGCTGAGCGTGACCCAGGACTATCTCGTATGGGACAACCGCGAGGCGGTGACGCACGTAAGCGCGGGCAACCCGGGCGGCACGCTCCGCAGCGGCCTCCTGGGGTACTACCGCCTGGACGAAGCGGCCGGCGCCAGCGCCACGGACACGAGCGGCAACCTGCGGACGCTGACGCAATCGGGCGCCCCCGGCAGCGCCGCCGGCCGGCTGAACACCGCCCGCTCGTTCGACGACGCGGTGCTGCCCACCGGGCAGTCGTTCAACCGCCCGTCCGGCCTGGTGACCGGGCCGACCGAGCTGACCGTGGCCCTGTGGCTGTGGTTGGATTCGGTCGCCGCGGGATACTACGTCTTCCAGCAGTGGAGCACGGTGGCGCCCTTTCTGCGGCACCAGCTCACGGTGGAGCTGCCGGGGGTGAAGCCGACCTACCTGGTGAACGGCGCCACGTTCATCCAGGGCACGGCCCTGACGGTCGGAACGTGGACGCACCTGGCCTGCGTGGGGGACGCCGCCGGCATCCGCCTCTACCAGAACGGGGCGCTGGTGGCGTCGAACGCCGCCGTGCCGACCTTCGCCAGCCCCGACGTGTTTTACCTGGGGGCCAACGGCGGACTGGGACTCCTGGACGGGCGGCTCGACGAGGTGGCGGTCTACGCGAAGGCCCTGACCGCCGCGGAGGTAAGGCGGCTCTACAACCGCGGCCGGGGCCTGGACCCGACCGCGGTGGACCCGACGACCGCGATCGCCGACGCCCGGCGGACTCCGGTAACGCGGCGGGAAATGGCGGCCTCGGGCGGGGTGTACGTCGCCTCGGACCGCGTGTGGCTGCTGCCGGACGTGCAGGTCATTTACGAGCCGAAGCCGGCCGACCGGATAACGGACAGCGACGGCGTGGTGTGGACGGTGCTGGAGGCCAAGCCGGTCGGGCTGGGCAGCTCGATCAGCCACCACCGGCTGGTGTGCCGCAACCTGGTGGTCGCCGCCGAGCTGTACGACCTGATCGACGTGGAGCGGCCGACCATCACCTACGACGCCTCCGGCGTGGCGCTGCGGGCGTGGACGACGGCCTACAGCGCCGTCGGCGCCCGGGTGCAGTCGCAGGAGGCCGTGGCGGTCGAGGAGCGGGGGCTGTACGGCTTCCGGGGCACGCACCTGATCTACTGCGGACAGCAACTGACCCTGACCGCGGAGGACCGGGTCAAGCTGGGGACGACGTACTACGAGGTCCGGGGCTGGCGCAACGCCCAGCGGATTGACGAACTTTTCACGATCGACGCGGAGCTGGTGCCGTAGGGGGTCGAACATGCTACTGGCACGACTGACCGGCCGGAAAGACGAGCTCTATTCGTGGGTGGAGGAACGGCCGATTCTTGCCGGTTCCCAGCCGAACGCCGGCACCTTCGAGTCGCGGCCGGGCGTTGAGATCAATGGCGTCGTGATCGACGGCCCGCCGTGGCCGTTGGTTCTGCTCAGGCCGCAGGCCGAGGGCCCCTGTTTCTTCGAGGCGCCGCCGCGGGTTGGGGGACGAGTCTCGTGATCCGGGTGAGTGTCAAGGACTACAGTCGCGAAGCCGAGGCCGCCGTGCAGGCCGCCGCCTGGAAGCGGGTCCGGTCGGCCGCGCTCGCCCTCTGGCAGGCGCTGCGGGAGGCCGTGGGCGTCCCCAACCCGGCGCCCTACCGCACGCCCTCCCGCCCCGGCGAGCCGCCGCGGCGGCGCACGGGCCGGCTGTGGGAGCACGTTCAGCTCGACGTGGACGAGGCCGCCCGCGTCGCCCGGGTCGGGCTGGCGCAGGGCGCCCGGCACGGCCTGTTCCTGGAGCGGGGCACGCGGCGGGTGCTGCCGCGGCCGTGGTTCGTGGCGACGCTCCGAAAAACGCTCGGCGCGATGCGAGCCTTGGCGTCAGGCGGGAAGAGTTAAGCCGACGGGAAGTCCGCGGCGCTTGCGAATGCGGTTGAGGGTTGCACAGTCGAGGTCGAGCGAATGGCGAACGCCTTCCCAAGTGCCGTGAACGCCATAGAGCCGAAGAAGCTCTTCGGCCGTGAGGAACTCCATACTCCTCCGCGTGACGGTTGCCGCGAGCATGGCTTCCGCCACTGCTTGTTTTCTGGGCAGGTAGATGGAGGCCCCGGCGTAAAGGGCGCGGGCGATTTGCTGGGGCAGCCAAGTGCCGGTGTAGAAGAGAGAATAGATTCTTCCCTTCGGCTTCGGCGTGCGTACCCGCCCCGTTATCGCGGTCACGAATGTGGCAAAGCCGGAAGTGATGAACCAATTGCCCACGAGGCCGATTTGCCAGACCCCTTTGCCGCCTCGGTCTTCGCAACGGCGCACGGAGCCGTCGCCGTCCACGACGCCGCGCCAGTAAGCGGACAAGAGGTCGGCGGGCCCGTCCCACGGTTTGACCGTGAACGACTTGCGGGGGCCTATTCCCTGACTTTCCAGAGCGCGAACCAGGCGCCGAGAGTGAATCTGGACGGAGATCATTGGGTGGAGTCGGCCGCCGGGAACAGCGCAGGTCTCGCACCTGTAGAGGCGGTGTTCCGACTTGAGACAGGACCGGAACCGGAACAAGTGCCCTTCGTCCTTCTGAGAGAGCGTCAAGGCGAAACTGTCTTTGTTGAGGACTGCGCCGTCAGCGGCCAAAAAGCCGAGCCAGTATGCCTTTTCCTCGGAGTCAATGGCGTCGAAGTAGGCTTCATCCACGGAGTATTCCCGGCGGCTTTCGGACCGGGTGCGCCGCGGGACGTTGTGCCGGATGAGAACCTTGCGGCAAGTTTCATAGCCCATGCCGAAGGTGGCTGCCAGTTGGAGCAACGGCTTTCCTTCGAGGTAAGCCTTCACGATGGCATCTTGTTTGGCTTCGGGAACGCTGAAAGGCGGGCCGGGTTTTCTGCGCATGCTGCTGGCTCCAGTAGACCGATGAGTTTATCAGCTGCGTCGCCATTCGGCCACGTTGGTTGGAAGGTGCTGCCGCGACTGCGGGCGGCCCTGGGGGGCAAGTAGTCCGTGGCCACCGCGGTAGACGACGACACGAAGGCCGGTTTCGTGACCCGCTGGAAGGCCACGGCGGGCCTCCTGGCCGCCTTCGCCACCGGCCCGGTGTCCGGCAACCTGCCGTCCCCGCAGCCGAGCCTGTACGTCGGGATTGCGTGCGAGCAGGGCCCGCAGCCGAACGAGTATTACGCGCCGGTGGCCACGGGCGCCCCGTACATCGATTACCGCAAGGTGACGCTGACCATCCGCGGGATCGAGGCCACGGTTTCGGACGTGGTGAACAAGGCGGCGGCGGCGTACTCGTGGAAGTCGTTCACGATCCCCGGCGCGACCCAGCTGATGCACTGCCTGCCGCTGGACGACGGCCGGATGGAGAAGGACCCGGACCGGAAGTCGGGTGAGGAAATCTGGCTGGGCGTACTGACCTACGAAGTGATGACCCAAAGGGTAGTGGTGTAACCATGCGCATCGCGTTCCGGCCCGTACCCCCCGACGAACTGGAGCGGCTGCGCGGCGCGCTGCGGCCACTCCCCGGCCCCGCCGACCCGGACGCCGACCTGGTCGCCGCCGTCCGCTCGGTGCCGCCTCACTTTGTCGATTTAACCATTACGGCAACCTCCGTGGCCCCCGGGACCGGCGCGACCCTGAACAAGGGCTACAACGCCGGGGCGACGATCACCCAGGGCAAGGCGG